CACAACGCAAGCGCCTCCTCAATCGACGCTGCCTGCGTCCACGATCTCCGAATCATGGGTGCCCATGGATTCAGACAACCTTCAAAAAAGCAACTGTAATGCTAGCGCAAGCGGGCCAGAACTTGGCGCACACCGCCGAGCGCCATCAGCAAGCGCAGGAGCAGGCTAGCCAGCCAGCCGAATAGATATTCACTACGATGTCTGGCGCATGACGCGCCGGGCGCGGTGAGAGCAGGACGCCTTCGTGGCGTCTTTTTTTATGGACGGCATAATGAGCGATGAAAACACGCTGGCGGAAACGCCGGGCGACGAAGAGATTGTGAATCTGGATCAGGCTGAAACGCTGCCGGCTGAAACCGGGGCTGAGGTTGAGGCCAATGAAGAAGCGGAGAAGCCGGAAGGCGCTGGCGAGGAAGCCGGCGAAGAAGGTCAATCCGGTGACGACAAGCCGAAGAAGCTCCCAGGGTCGCGTCGCGAGCGGCTACGGAACGAGGCTCTCCGGCGTGAGAACGAAGAACTGCGCGCGCGCCTTGAAGCGACCGAGCGCCGGCCCCAGGCTGGCGATGGTGATGACAAGGAGCCGCAAGAGGCCGACTTCAACGGTGATACCTTTGCGTTTGAACGGGCTGTTAATGCCCACAACACGCGAAAAATCATCCGAGAGGAAAATGCGCGTCAGGCCGAAGCGAACAATAAATCCGCTCAGACAGACCGCTGGCGAGAGGTTGTCGTAGAGCATCAGGACCGAGTGGAAGAAGCGCGGGAGACGATTACCGATTACGACAAGGTACTGGCTTCATCGAAGGTGCCGGTCTCCGATGAAGTTGGTCGGGAAATTCTCTCCTCTGATAAGAGTGCGTTGCTTTCCTACTACCTCGCCAAAAATCCAGAGAAGTTGCAGGCTTTGAACGAAATGAGCGGGCGAGAGCTGGCCCGAGAAATTGGCCGGCTTGAAGGCGCTGTTCGGATGCCTGCGGCAAATCGCAAAACCAACGCTCCCGCGCCAATCACATCCCTTAAGGGCGGCGCTGCCCCGGCATTCGATCCGTCGAAGGCGTCGATGGACGATTACATCGCCAAGCGCAAAGCGGGTTGGCACGGCTAGAGCGACCCATAACCAGAATTGCCCGTCGTGATGACGCGCATTCCCAGAGCGGAACGCAGTGATGCGCCCCGCCAGAAGGACCTTTAACAATGGCTACCAACACCACTCTGACGGCTGACATCATCGCCCGTGAAGCGCTGATGCATCTGGACAACAACCTCGTGTTCGCAAAGCAGGTCTATCGCGGCTACGAGAACGAGTTCTCCAAGAAGGTGAACGGTTACGAGGTGGGTGAAACCATTTCGATCCGTCGTCCGACCGATTTCACGGTGCGCACCAACGCCACCATGGCGACGCAGGACGTGACGGAGGGCAAGGTTGCGTTGACCGTCGATCAGCGGCGCGGGGTGGACTTTGAGTTCACTTCCCAGGACCTCACCTTGAAGATCGGCGAGTTGGGCGAGCGCGTCATCAAGCCCGCCATGATCCAGCTTGCCAACTCCGTCGATACCTATCTGGCAGGCCTTTATTCCAGCGTCCCGAACTGGGTTGGCACTTCGACAGAGAAAATCAACAGCTACGCCGACTTCGCCAAGGCACCTGAGCGCCTGGACGAAATGGCCGTTCCGGCAGATCGTTCTGCGATCCTGTCGCCTGGGGATCACTGGGCTTTGCTCGGCTCTCAGACCGCACTCTACATGCAGGACGTGGCTAAGGGAGCCTATCGTAAGGGCTCACTCGGTGAGATCGGGGGGTAGACACGTTCATGTCGCAGAACGTCCTCACCCACACTGCGGGCACCCGCACCAATGCCGCGGTGGATCAGTCCATCACGGATGCGACCACGACCTACACGAGCGTCAAGGACACGATGACGCAGACCATCCACATGGATGGGCTCGGCACGACCAAGACGATCAAAAAGGGCGACGTGTTCACGATTGCCGACGTGTACGCGGTCAATCCGGTTACCAAGGCCACTCTACCGTTCCTCAAGCAGTTCGTTGTGACCGCTGATGTCAGTTCGGATGCGGTGACGACGGGTGACGCCGACGTGGTGGTTTACCCGGCCCTGATCTGGACCGGTGCCTTCCAGAACGTTGCTGTCGCGTCCGGCACGACAGACCTTAACGACAAGGTGGTGACCTGGCCGTCGGCCGCCAGCGCCCAGGATCGTCAGAACATGGTGTTTCACAAGAACGCCTTTGCTCTGGTCATGGTGCCTCTGGTCAAGCCTCCGGGCGCGGTTGACGTGTCGCGGCAGCGGCAGTCCTACAAGGGCACCAGCGTGCGCGTGATCCCGGTCTATGACGGCACGAACGATATCTCCAAGTGGCGTTTGGATATTCTGTTCGGCGGCAAGGCTATTGATCCTCGACTGGCGACGCGCATCAACGGCTCGGCTTAAGGCTGGCCGCTCATGTCCAAGACCGCTGAAAATCTTGTCTATGAAGTCGCCGGCTTGCTTGGCATTTCCGTGGCCGGTGAGGCTTTGGGAAGTGTCGAGTATGCGACGATCGACGACAATATCGATCCGGTCTTGGCTGAGGTTTCGGACATCACCTACATTGGCGATCGGGGCGACATTCCCGATCGCTACTTCCAGACAATCGCCCGGCTTGTTGCTGTTCATAGCGCAGCGAAATTCAGCAATTCGCCGGTCGATCTCGACGCAATCAGGCAACACGAGGACCGCTTGCGGTATCTTGCAGCCCAGGGGCGAGGGCGGCGAACGCTCAGTATCGATCCGGCGCTGAGCCCGTACCGCGGTCGGTATTACTGATGACCGCGTTGCCGCTCCCCCTGATCTCTGCGCCTGGACGTAACTCGCAGACATCGGGCGGACGTCTGGTCAATACGATCATGGAAAAGCTTAGCGCGACGGCTGGCCAGAAATATGCTTACTGGCGCGCGCCGGGCTTGAAGCTGTTCAAGGAGACCACTGGAACGGTTTTTCGGGGCTCTCTTGTTGTCGGGTCGCTGCTTTACTTTGTTGTTGGCGACAAGGCCTATTCAGTCACGAGCGGCGGCACGGTCACAGCCATGACCGGAACGGTGAGCGGGTCGGCCGGCGTGTTCATGGCCCGCAACAATGCCAGCACTCCGGACATCGTAATTGTCTCGCCGGGCGATGGAGCACAAGTCATCGCGGCAGGGGCGGTTTCGAGCTACCCCGACGCTGATGTGTTGCAGCCTAACTCGGTTAAATTCCACAAGGGGTTTTTCGTCTTCACGTATGGCGACGGGAAGACCAGAACGTCGGGCATTAACACCACGGCCATAGCAACAACTGACGTTGCGACGGCTGAGAGTAAGCCTGACACGCTTTATTGCTCCATTCCGCTTGGTAATGGCCAAATTCTTCTCTGCGGATCAGCGTCTATAGAGGTTTGGGGCGGTCAGAACGATGTGGGCTACCCGTGGTCTTACATCGCGACGATCCCGCGAGGGATAATTGGTCCGTATGCTATCGCGGGGGATCAGAACGGCTTCGGCAAGGGGGTTTTCTTCGTTGGGGATGACTTCGGCGTTCATACGCTGAACGGCTACGCAACCGTGAAGGTTTCACCGCCTGATCTTGATCGTGCGATTGAGGCTGAGACAGACAAGGCCGCGATCCGCGTGTCCGTATTCATCGCTGGAGGTCGCTCATTCGTTGCGGTGCAGGGCGAGACCTGGTGCTGGTGCTATGACGTTGGGGAGCAGACGTGGCACGAGCGCGAAAGTCATCTGGTCAAATATTGGCGCGCCTGCTTCCCAATAAAGGCTTTTGATAAGTGGCTATGCGGCGATCTCAAGACCGGTGATTTGCTTGAGATCAGCATGTCCGAGCAAACCGAGGTTGGTGATCCGCTCAGGATGCGGATTGAGACTGGGCCTGCCGGCGCGTTCCCTTCCGCCGTACGCATCAATTCGATTGAGCTCTATTTGACGAAAGGCGTTGGCGACGCCGAGGGCATAGATCCGGTCGAGACTGATCCCGACATTGAGATTTCAATTTCGCGCGACGGTGGCAATACGTGGGTTTCGCCGCGAGTTCTGAAGGTCGGCCGACAAGCCATTACGAATGGCCGGGTCAGATCATCGATATGGGGACAGGCTGACGTGCAGGGCGTGCGCTGGCGCTTCGATATGTCGTCAAGCGTGCCATTTGCGCTGATGGGGGCCGATATGAAAGCGGATGTGTTGAGGTAGAACATGAAGATCAAGCCGCCCGGTCAAGATGTCCCGATCCAACTCGCAAACGGATCGATGGAGCCGCTTTGGTATGCCTATCTGACACAGAAGCGGAACGTGCTGGACTCTGACGACGTGGATAATTCAACGCCGATCACGAACACGCAGGTGCTTGTCTACAACAGCACCACCAAGAAGCTGACGCCGGGAGCGAATTAAGATGGCTTTCCTTGACCTCTTTACAGGCGGCGCTGAACGGCGGGCCGCCGATGCAAATCGTGGTCTGTTCAATACGTTCAAGGCTCAAAGCACGGATAATATTAACGCCGGATACGATACGGCGCGCAGCGATCTTGAAGGCGCTCGCAGCGCGTTTGCGCCTCTTTCTGGTCTCGCACAGAAGTACGGGGCCGGGACCGATCTTTATCTCGACGCGCTCGGGACCAATGGCGCGGCGGGGAATGCGCGAGCAACCGGAGCGTTTCAGGCGGGACCGGGCTACCAGTTTTCCCTCGATCAAGGTTTGAATGCGCTCAATCGTCGGAGGGCTGCTGGTGGGATGCTGGATAGTGGCAACGCCGATCTTGACGCGATCAGGTTCGGTACTGGCCTTGCCGATCAGACTTATGGCGACTGGTTGAGCCGCTTGGGCGGTCTCGTAAATCCTGAATTGTCCGCCACGTCCGGCGCAGCGTCAGGGCAGGCTGGCATTCAAGGCGGTCTCGCGTCACTCGCCACCAATAAGGCGTCTGACCTGACAAACATTCTCGGGACGACCACAAGCGGCATGGCCGGTGCAAATAACCTACAGGCTCAGGGTGAGGCGGCCGGCGCGCGCAACTTGCTCGGCCTGGGCACGTCGTTTCTCGGTCTCGGTACAGGTGGCGGCGGAACAGTCGGAGGTAGCCTGTTGAGCGGCATCGGGAGAATGTTCTGATGGCGATTTATCCGCTCCAACTCCCGTCGTCTCAGGCGATTACGCCAGACATCACGCCCTCGCTCGCCAATCTGGTCAACACGATCAATCAAGGGCAGCATCGGCAGGAAGTACGGCAAAGCCTATCGCAGTTGGGGAACGGCCCGAACGGTCAACTTGACCCGATGCCTCTACTCCGATCTGACGATAGTCGCTGATGAATTTGGGCGCTAGCCTTCTTAATAGCCAAGCGGCGAACACGCGAGATGCGCGAGACTTCGCATTCCGGCAGGACGAAGCGAGGCGGTCACAGGGTAACACCGATCGAACGTTTGATTTGCAAAGCAGGGCCATCAATCGACGTGAGACGCCGGCTGGCTTTCAGCCTAGCCCAACTGGAGGCTTGGAGCCGATACCGGGTGGTCCGGCTGACCCAAATTATAAAAGGACCGTTGGAGACCGGCAGAACGCGCCGGCCGGGTATAAGTGGGTTGACCCGAGCAATC